CAGGGTAGAACATTCGGTCGAATGCTCCGTATCCTGGCATGTATAGTCTTTCAAAGATTGCTTCACAATATGGGAACTCAGACCCACCAAAGGGAATCATTATAGGCATATTGATCGTTCCTCCTGGAACAAATGTAGGTACGGAGGCTGCCCCTAATTCTGACCAAGAAAATCTTTCTACGTCTGACTCATGTAATGTACTTAAAAACTTTGATCTAGCAGCGTCCGTTTTATAAACATCTTGCATTATTATCTCCCCATATACTAGACTTTTTATTAACTTAGCATCCCCAACAATACACACTGGCTCATTAGCACTTTCAATTACTCCGTACTTTTCTAGTAATCTAAGGATATTAATATCTTGTTCCCAAATTACCTTAGGCGTAATGGTATTAGCGAGATTTGAATTAAGATCATTTAAGAACCGATATAAAGTATCTTCAATTTCCTCAGAAGCTTTATTTGACAAAGATACGCTAAACTGCTTGTAAAAAGTTTCATCATTTTTATCAAACCGATCCCCAAAAAAGAACTCGACTGACTCGGAAAAGGTCGAGCCCCCCTCTTCTTTATATGCGGAAAATGTTAGATTTTCCGCATGCTTGTCTATGTGCCCTGATCCATACGTTGCTACTTTTTGAGGAGCGAATACTATCCCCGCAGCAGTGGTTATAGGCTGAATCTGAATACCTTCCATCATCATTTCTAACCCTAAAGACTCAAACATTTTTTTCAGTGTTAGATACCCCCATAACGTAGTTAAATTAACATCCGACCCCGTAAAGTTTGTTAGGTCTGAATCAGTCCAGTTGTACCCCTCTCTGTCAGCCTTCACTTTCCCTGCTGTTAATGTGTCAATTAAACACTGCCTGTGGAGTCCCTCTAAAAGTTTATTTAAATTAGGTAATAATACGATCATATTTCCTAAGGGTATTTTACCAGCAGAAGCCGTTTTATGTATATACTTATGTAATATTGTGCGAATAAGCCCATGTATATCCCCAGGAACATGGTCTGTAAGGAAAGTATACGGCTTCATCTTATCGTGGTCTGTGCCAAAATAAGTATTATCTACCCCCTTATGTTTATTCTTCCATTCTTGTGCGAAACCTGTTCCGTATTTTGCTTGATATGCGTCTACTACATCTTGAACTTGTTGACCAGACTTCATTTGAAGCTTTCCTTGTCCAAATTTATTGAAATCGTCTATTGACAAATTGTGTCTACATCTTATATATCTCCCAAATGCAGCACCAAAAGCTCCCTCTCTTTGAGATTGTCCTAATGGCCCAGGATTAGCGACTAAAGATAATGACAGTTTTCGCGCACCCTTAGCGTCATATTTATTCTCAGCGTCCATTAAAGTGCATAAGAAGGGGCCTCCCCACGATTTAAATGAATACCCCATTCCATAAGCAACATAAATATGGGTTTGGCTTCCTTTCCCTAAACGCTCATTCATCTCTTGAATTTGTTTAACAGTTTTCTCTTTGGCAGCTTCCACTGCACCTCCGATTAATTCCTTTGATTTGTCGTAGGTTGTTCCCGAATCGTAAAATTGCCCAATATCATTACCTGAATCGACGACAGTTTGAGTTACCCCACCAATACCACCACCTCCTACGAGGTCGAGGCCCAGGCCCACAGGGGAAGCATTAAAATAGCCCTTACCGACTGCCATTATCTGATCTGACCAGTCTGCGTCTGGATTGGACAAAGTTAACGCAGCGTCTGTAGAGTATGCGCCTTCCGTCTGTAAGTGAGGTCTATTTCCCCAGTATGCCTGAGGCTGCTCTGTTGGTGTGTAATCGACAGGTCCTTGTAACTCTATGGGTTCACTCCATCTTGGAGCTTGAGACCCGCTATTATACTCCTCTGCGTTTAACAACTCTTGGTACTTACCTGCCATCGGTGGACCTGTTGCGGCTCCAGGAGGATCTCCATCGAAGTATCGTTTTCTGTTCCATGCGAAGGATCCCCCTGCGTCTGCTGCCCAAGCCATTTTAACCGTCTTAACAGCCTCTGGATTCTCGTCCATTGCTTGGTTATATTCATCCTGAAAATTTTCTTGATAGAGGCTTCCATATGGGGAGGCCATAAAATCGGCAGATGATTTTAAAGTTGTAGGATCTACAGAAAAAATATCAAGACACATTTCTTGTGTGCTGGCTCCTTTTAGGAATCTATTTTCAAATGAGGTGTCTGGGTCAATAAAATCAATCTTAAATATTGACGCATTACCTCCTGAACCCCCATCCTGTTGCCCATAAGAATGCTCTAAACTTACAATATTGTGAGGACTTCCAAATCCAAACATAAACAAGTTTTGTTTAGACTTCATGAACTTTGAAATTTCTCCGTAATCAGCGTTCTCTAACTCTTCAAAGAGAGGAGCGATGTCCTCTTCTTTAAATGCAATCAACACATTTGCGGTTACGTTTCCCTTTTGATAATCCATTAGTACGATGCTGGGAGTAGTATTTGATATCCAGGTATAACATGTTCAAACGGATCCGTAAAGTTATTCATACACATTACTTTCCACCAAGCATCTGTGCCCCCGAAAAATAGATTGCTTACTAAGTCAGGTCTGGCCTCGTACCCTGCTGGTATCATTCCCATCTGATACTCTGCTCTATCGAGTGCTCTTGTATAATTATCGAATGCAGGACTACCCACTGTACTTGGTATTAATTTTCCTTTATGAGCATATACCTGTACTCCTACAGAATATCGAGAACTTCTAGTATAATCAGCCCTTGAGTTTGATGATCTTGCCATAGTCAGTCGAGGATGCGGGGGATAACATCCAAAGTGCCCCCTATCATGTTAGTGCTGTCTGTAATAACTGCCTCCCAACCCGCAAGATTCTCACCTGCGACTTCCTCAGGCTGATTAGCACTAAAGTTTCCGAAGTCTCCTGCTCTATTTTCTTTCAATTCCATATCAATCTTAAGTACTCTAGGAAGTAAAGTCTCTTTATCATAGCCTGTGTTCGGATCATAAGCCATAGAGTAATTAGTGCATATACATGGAATCGCTCTAAAAAGCATTCCAAAAGTTAGTTTAACTATAGGAGGTCCAAATATTGGGTTTGTTACATTGTTATAAGTAGAGCTTCTAATTAAATCTACCCAATAAGAAACAACATCTAACACTGTATTTCCTTTTTCCCGTTCACTAGGGGAAGCCGTTGCATACCATTGCTCATATCCTTCGGGAGTGAATGGAAATCCTAAATCTTCAATGTCCGACTGGGCCATATCTCCATAGAAAGCAGGAGGGCTGTATTTTTCCTTGTAGGACCATGCATCTGGGCCTATAGACCCTGGCTGTCTATTCTGTGAGTTTTCAAAAAATTTAGCTATTTCTTGTTGTTCACTGTTGTATGACCCTGTAGACTTTTTTACATTTGAATTAAACATAGATACCAAGTGCGGAGTTGTCATCTTGAATGTTAATGAAAACCCCCGTGCGTCTGAGCCTAGGTAGGAGAATAATTCACTTGCTCTACTTAGAGGCTTATAGCTTGCGTATTTTGCCGATTTACTTTCTCTTATCTCTGGGTCTTCAAAGAAAGGTAGCCGAACTATTCTTGGAGGACCATCGGGATTAGTATCATTTGGAAATTCAAATTGTAAAAATCCCTTTTGATCTAATAAAGAATCCCTTGTTTTTGGAATTCGTAAGGTGTCAGCGGTAGTACCCGTGTTTAGCCCATTTACTGTATTACTATTTAAATCCATGTTCTTATCCTAATGATGCGGGGTTAATTGTATTATCATCCGTATTAGTTACTATTTTTTCTAAGGCATCATTGCCCCCTTCTTGCATTCTAATAAACTCTTCCATTACTGATGTCATTCTGCCCATTTGTGCCGCTGCACCAGAACCCCCAGCTAACGTGTCCTTCATCGCTGCTCTAAGCTCATGATTAGTTATTCGCATGTAGTTGGTGCTTTCATTAATGTTATCTTTAAAAAGCTTTAACTCCTCTGAAATTCTCTCATCTTCTCTATCGTGAAGCTGATTCATCATCTCTTCTTGCCTCTTATACAGACGGTCTTCCTTTCTTCTCTTGAAGTATTGGAAGCCTTCCCACGCCAACATACCTACGGTTAAGATCTGTCCTGCAATTGGAACCATATTGGCAGCAGCGATCCCTGCCATCCTTCTACCCATAAAGCCTCCGAAAGCTTTTGCAGCACCTTTTCCAAAAACTTTTTTAACTCCTGGGCCTACACCTTTCGCAATACCTCTTAAGATTCCGCTGGTTCCCCTGCGTAGCCCAGCATTAAGCTTACCACTCTTTCCAAACATTTTAGTTAAGTTTGAGGTAACATTCGAAATGTTCTCCGCTACCCCCTGAGGTCCCTCTATCTCAACCACATACATAGGCTTGCTAGGATCTCCCCCTAATTGGTTAGCGAACTTCCCACCTATGCCCCCTGGACCACCCTTGCCGAAGCCAAACTTGAAAGCTCCCAGAATACCTTTATCCTTAGAAAAGAGCGTAGAGAGCAGCGGAAGGGCTCCTGCGGCAAGTCCTAAGGCTCCGAGCCCACCACCTGGGCTTTCGACCCCCGTACCTACGCCTAATCCTGCTGCTCCAAGCCCAAGAGCACCTGCTCCAAGCATAGTTCTCATAGGAGAACCCTCCATCATGCCAGCCAACATCCCCCCTGCCCCTCGCTTCATCGCAATCACTGAGGCAGTAATCATGGTGGCTTTAAGCATTCCCTTAAAGAATGGGATAAACTCCCGAAGAGTCTCGACAATTTTGGGAAGTCTCTCTGCTAAAGCTGTTTTGATTGGACTTAGAATTTCTTCTTTAATCACTGTTAAGGTTTTACCCCACTCCTCTGTTATCTTAGTATTTACCCTCATCTCTTCCAACTGAGAGGGTGTCATATTATCATAGTTCTGTGCTAAAGCCATGGCTGCTTCTGCCCCTGGACCGTAGATTGTTTTTAAGGTATCCAAAGCAACATTCATCTGAGCACCATTCTGTTGCATCTGTCTAACATGTTCGAGATATTTGCGTCCCTGGTCAAGCATCCCCCTTTCAATATCCGCTGTACTTGCAGTTCCTCCTAGTACAGCGTTTTGTAAATCATGTACACCACCAATAACAGCTTGGGATACGGCATCTCCACCCGTTTTCATCAAAGCTCCTGTGAATTGTGTTATTAACTTTTCATTTCCCGCCCCATACTTTGCGGTAAGTTCTATAACACTCTTCTGTACTCCTTGCGAAATACCTAGAGCAGCCATGGTTCCAAAGTGCTCAGAAAGAGAATCTAAAGCAGTCACCAATCTATCCGTAGATATATTATACTGATCACTTAAGGTGATCATATCTCTCGATAGTTCTCCCACCTGTTTAGCGTTTAATCCTAAATGGGTTTGCATTCGACGCTGTGCTCGTACAAGCCCGTCTAGATTCCCATTCAGAGTTGCAGTTCGAGAAGCTAATTTAGCGGTATCGCTATCCAAGTCTCGCATGCCGATATCAGCTTGCTTAAAGGCTGCGGTTATATTATTAGCAAAACCACCAGTTGCGTTCGCAAAATCGCCAGGATAAGATCGGATGACCTCAGTTACATTAGACCCCATCCTGAGGGCTGATTGCTGTGTTTGATCTGCCTGTGAAACGCCTTCGAGTATAGCTTTCTGAAGTAGGTCAACGGGGCTAATTATGCTCTTTATATTTCCAAAGAGTTTATCCCCCAAACCCCCAAAGTCTTCATGTATATTATCTAAGCTCTCTGTGAGGGTAGGACCAAACTTTACCCTTTTTGCGGTTTGGGCCGTTTGTTTCTTAAGCATTCCCTCAAGAGCACCTATGTTTTTGCCTATGGTTTTTGTGGCTTTCGTGAGGTTCTTACTCGCGCTGATCGCCTCGTTCTCGTTGTTTAATGGCATCCTCGGTTTCCTGTTCGTCTCTTAGTAAAACTGCTTTTTGAGCTTCTACGAGGTTCAAATTCCAACAAAACTCCATTCGATCTAACCGATAAGTTCTGTAAACACCTGACCCTAGTACTGCGAATAATCCCTTTTTTACTTTTTGAGGGATATTTCGTAATCGTTTCCTATTTTTATATAGTGTTTTAAGCACAACATCTATAACTGCCGATGAGGTATAGTCTAATCTAAAGCATGCGATGATTACTCCTTGGGTAGTTACAGTTCTTCGAACGCACTTTGGTTCTTTTTTTGAAGAGACACATAGGACAACACGTTGAGTCCCTCCTGCAAACCTACCTTTGATTCTGAACTGTCCAGCCTCTGGGTAGTCGAAAATCATTATCTCCCCAGGTCTGAACCTACTTGTAAGAACTGGTACTCTAGCAACAATAGTACTGATCTCTTGCTGCTCTGAGAACACAACGCTTGATTCTGGTGTGTAATCTTTTAAAAATTTAATGATTGTTGGTGAAAACTGGGCCATGGATTCCTTTAATATAATATATATTCAAACATGCATAACTCTCTAGACATTGATATCGTTGATTTTATTGATTTAATAAACCATACATTAAGTAATGAGTTCATAGAAACATGGAGATATAAGTATTCAGAAAAGTTTATTAAGCATTTTCAAATAAGACTACTTCAAGCTCTATCAAATCAAAAACCTTTAAAATTGAATTCTTTATATTCTTACCTAACAAAGAAATGTAAGTATTCAACATCTCAAGTAGATAACTTCTTTATCTCTATAGATATTTCTTTATACGAACCTTTAGTCACTGGAAAAATTAAAAAATGATTGATTTTATAAAACGATTTATAGTAGGCTCCAAACTCCTCCCAGAGTACTACGAAGAACCTACTGACATCTTTATGTATCTGTTTCACCTGATTTACACAGGTGTATTTGTTTGGATTATTTGGAAAGTCGCTATTGCTATGTGGAGCGTTTAGCCTCGTCCAGCCTCTTCTTCACAACCTCAGGGGGGTTAAAGAGGGGGCAGACATACTTATAACCACACCAGTTACAGTACTGGTTTTGCATCGGGCACATATCTTCACTCTTAGATTTCCTGATCTTCCATACCTCATCGACCTTCTTACGAAGATACGCAGCAATTTGAGCGTTGGAGTAGTTAACGCTGACCAGCGTATCGGTTAATGGGTAATAGTGAGCCACCGTAATATTTTCAATAGGGGTTTCATAGAGCTTATGAACCGCATAGCAGTATCCTTGGAGTTGATCATCCTTAAACAACTCAAACTTGGACTTTTGGCGTTTACTAGTCTTGTAATCAATAACTAGATAGCCACCATCATTCCCCCTAATCACTCTGTCAATTATTCCGTTTACAGAGATATCATCTTTAATATTCACTTCGTAAACTTGTTCCGTAGCTCCAGCCTCTGCTAAAAGGGCATTGAACTTTAGGAAATTTCTTAGACAGATATCAATCTTTGGAGTGTACGAGGCATTGAATTTATAGTTTTTCTTTTCGTTCTTAGCGTGTTCTTGAAGCTTCTCAAGGGTTTTTGCCTCTACACCCTCCTCAAAGATTTTGTGGATGTAGGATCCGAAATGAAGCGCATCCCCGTTGTTACCGTCCTCAGGGACCCTCTTGACATATCGGTACAAATATTTCAGCTTACAATCTGAAAATGTGTTCGCTTTCGACTGTGATATAGTGTTACAATACATATGATATCCTCCACCATAATTATAGAGTACTTATCTTCAAAATTCGAAGGTATAGGCAAATTCTCGGCTAATAGCAAGGAATTCTTAATTCCCTCTATATTTAGGCCCACCGATAGAAGACTTAAATTAAGTATCAATACAGAGACGGGGTTGTGGCAGGACTTCCTCTCTGGCGAGGTTGGTAACTTTGTTAAGCTGTACGCAATCCTAGAGAATAAGTCTTACCATGTCGCAGAGTCAGAACTCTTGATCAGGACGCTTTTCAAAGGGGACGAAGCCAAACTGCCTCAAGTAAGGGAGGTGGTACAGGAAAAAGCTAACTTGGAAGATTTGTTAGAGGTTTCAGCGACATCACACGATTCGGATGACCCCATGGTTCAGGCTGCTTGGTGCTTCCTTTTTGAACGAAAGCTCCTCGATCTAGAGGATAATAGATTTGTATATCATTTAGCTACTAGTGGTAAGTATAAAAATAGACTAATTATACCATTTACCAAAGATGATGTAATGTACTACTTTCAAGCCCGTGCCTTAGATAGCACTCAATTCCCTAAGTATCTCAATCCAGCGGTTGAGGAGGGCATCAGGCCCTCGCATATCCTTTACCCTTTCGATGAGGGGGCTCCCTCTCTGACCGTCTGTGAGGGGCCTCTGGACGCGATCTCCTTACAGCTACAAGGTGTCAACGCGACCTGTACGATGGGCTGTAGCGTCTCTCAGGAGCAGCTAGACATACTCAAGGACTTTGAGGGTAAAATCATCCTTGGATACGACAATGATGAAGCTGGACAGAGGGGTATTCAGAAATTTGATAGACTCAGAAAGTGCAAGCTAATGAGCGAGATCTCCCTCTGCCCCTTACCCAAAGGCTTCAAAGATTGGAATGAGGCCCATGTAAAGGACTTCGATCTAAAGAAGTGGGTGGACGAAGAGACAGTTATGTATGATTACGAGTATAAGATTCTAAATTCTCTCACACAAGATTAAGAGAAATATCACCTTTACAAAGTGATTCCATCTCAGAATCACTAGGAGGATCAAATTTTCCCGCAATAACTAATTCGGCCTCCATCAGTTCTTTTATACCGTCGTTGCTTCCTGCCTGCTGGGAATCCATAATGAACTTCACAGTTTTAGGAAGGTCCTTAGGATTCACATACCCCCTCTCCCAAGGAGGCATGGACCCACCTAATATATACTCACTTTCTATAGCATTCTTTGGCCTCTTATTGCAGTCACAGGTATCACATTTATCTATAACGATTTTGTAGCCACCCCGATCTGTTGCTGAACTATAATGCATCAAGTCTGACCAAGTAGGCCAAGAGCAACCCAAACCATGTTCCATACAAGAAAGCCAATCCTGTACTTCAGCCCAATAATAAACATTACCTGCGTCATTCTGTCGCCATTGAATATCAAATATTCGCATCCACCTACATCTGCATATAGTTCTCCCAGGGGTGGTTTTTCTTTCGTACTGCTCTATCTTTGCATTCTGATAAGCTTCGCCCAATTCTGCATTAAAATAACTCATGACTAGATAATTACGATATTAGGATTCCAGTTTGGACACAACTGTTGAGCTTCCAGGCTAATATTTGAATTAAACGATGCGTTCCAGTCCGATGAAGTGTCCATTATCGCAGGGAAGGTGGTCGAGTTTAGATCGTATTGCCCCAGAGACAAAGGCAGCACAGAATCCCAAGTCCTCATACAAAGACCTGACGGACCATATTCCCCAGAAACCCTTGTATATCCAGCAGATGCTGTATAAAAAGCTCCAGAAGTGCCCCACCCTCCAGTAAGCTCATCAGAAAAATAAGCTACATTATGAAGAACAGTTAGTCCACTAGCGAATGTTTGCTGACCTACGGCTCTATTTACCTGAACATTGCAGTGGTAGGAGATGTAAGAGCCTTCGATATCACCACAACTACTAGGGCTGAGTGGGTTATGCAAAAAAGTCCATATCCTTTTCCAAGTTCCATCAATGGTTTGAGTGGTTTCCGTCCACAGCATGTAACCTGTCGCGCTAGTATTACCCGATAGTTGTAATGAGCTTTGTCCTGGAACTTGATTAGCTGCTGCTGCTCCAGGTGCTGGTGAAAAAGGTGCTGGATTTACCATAATTATCTCCTGTGGTCTACATTATATAGCTTTAGAAAATGAATACAAAGTATTTATTTTATTATAAAGTGAAAAAGAGGAGATAAGATTGTCTCATTAAGTAAATTGAATCTTACTTGCGCTGTATAAGGTCCTGTTGTGGTTCCTCCGCTAGTACCTAAAGCACCTACAATTTTGGTAGTATCTAAAGGAAAAACGATAGTATTATCGCTTGTTACGCTGATTAGACTACTAACTGTTGCATTATCAAATCCAGAAACGGTTACCCTTGAGGGGAGGTTAACATCTTCATTAATTTTTGTAATTTGGATGGCTGGTGAGGTAATAGCGGATTCTTTATATATGTTCTTGATAGCCCAATCAAGGTCCTTATTCATGATGCTTAGTTCATTTGTAACCTTTAAATTAATTTTTGATCCTATAGTGACATACCTATTTGATAAATGAGACTTACACGTTACCAAAAGGGGTTCGGTCATAGAAAAGACAGTATCCCCATAAAGATGGAAATCGTTGATTAATGTTTGAAAAGAACCTCCATCGACCATCTTTACAGTCCAAACATCAACATAATCAGCCACAGCAGAGGCAGTATTGGGTAAATCAGCCCCCTGCCATTGTCCTGTTAAATCTACAGTACCATCTAAAACAGCCACATAGTGCCCCTCGCCCATACGGTAGATACCACTAGCTTGGTTTCCTGGCTCATACTCCGTAGGATCAAAAGAATCTACATTATCTGCATCTCCTGATGGAGCAAATCGCATATATGGTGTTGCGGTAGGTAAAACCAAGCCATCACTGCCGATTACCCCCGAAATATTTGTAGAATTAAGGTCATCTTTTCTGAAGATCATTACTGAACTTACTGCATAAGGGTCTACATATACCCCATCATTCACAAAAAAGCTCTGGAGCCCCACTCTCTGTAGCACTGTGGGGCGATTCCCTCTATCAATTATGGTTTTGTCGTTTAATTGCGTCATCTTCCCTTTTTAACTCTTCTTTATATAGCTTTAAGAACGCTGTTCTTTCTGTACGAGTTAGTTTTTTTACATCACCATATGTAAAACCAACCCTATGCACAAGTATATAGGCTTCTAAAAAGAGTTCTTCTAGATCAAGTGTATGATCTAGCTCAAGGTAAAAAAATCAGTGCCAATGGGCAACTCCGCAGTTTGCGTATGACCACAGTGATCGCAGGAGAACTTTCCTTGTGTGTCTAACCCGTATTTAGACCCAAAGATCTCATTCATTAGAAGATGTACATCTTTGGAGGGGAGTTTTTGGATAACCTTACTAATAACGGCTTTATTGTTATTCCCATCAATACTCTCAACAAAACGCCACATATTGTCCATTATCCGTGTTGAGTCTGCTAAAAAAGCTTCATCCCGAACTCTAGGAAATCTTACTGTTGCTTTTTTATTAATCTTTTCTAAGTGGACTTCTCTAGGGTCTTGTAAATCTTCTTCAATCTTATTAACTTTAAACTGTCCAATATCAAAGGTTACATCACTTTTAGCCTCACAAGCCTCACAAATATAAGGTACTGTGTACTGAGTTCCGAAAGAATTTTCTCTAACTTTTAGTAGCAAATAGAGCTTATCGAACTGAAAGAGGTCGTTGACATCAATATTATTAACGCATCTAGAGATTAAAACATTAATAGAATCCTTATTTGGTGCTTGAACAATGGCTTTCTCATCACTAAAGTCCATGGGCCGAACAGTAATACCCCTAGATGGGTCTATTAGATTGTAAAATTTCCCCCTAGAGGGAAGATCCACTACTTCTTCTACCTCTGTGGGTAGATTCTCTAAAATTGCATCCACTGCATCGCTAACGCCACCTTGATGGCTCGCTATAGTTCCTTGTACTTCAGGGTTATTCATATTATTCTCCAAAAAAAGGGTATTCCTAACTATAATAGTGAAATGAAAATTATTATAGATAATTTAAAATCTACACTAGAGACGGATAATTCTAAACTTTTATCGGCACTAGTGAATTTATATAGCTTTAAGGTCCCAGGGCATGAGTTTTCACATCTCTATAAGTCCCATAGATGGGACGGAAAGAAGAGATTTATTAACAAGAAAGGTATTTTTAGGACTGGGCTCCTATCTAGGATTCTTGAGGATTTAAAGAAGATAGACGCAGAGCCAGAGTTGGTACAAACTAAACGTGTCAAAAAGAAAAGAGAGCAAACTATTCCAAAAGAGAATATCAAAGAATTAGCTTCTTTTACTTACTACGATTATCAGTATGAATTAATTAGAAAAGCCTTAGAGATGAAAAGAGGGGTAATCCAATCCCCCACAGGCTCGGGTAAAACCCTAATAATGGCAGGAATTATCGAAGCCTTAAAAGGTAGAAAAATGGTGATTCTTTTTAATGCAAAACAATTGCTAACGCAAACCTATAAATTTCTTACTAATACCTGCCAAATGGACAATATAGGGCTTTGTTATGGGGAGGGGTATGTTTATGGTGATATAATGCTTTGCACAGTGCAGAGTATTGAAAAGATCCTAGACACGCACCTTGAGGATACAGAGGTCCTTATGGTCGATGAATGCCATGAATTTCCTAATGGAAAAATAACATTACCTGCTATAGAATCATTCCCTAAGGCTTTCTTTCGTTTAGGCTTTACAGCAACTCCTCCTACTGAAAATATTGCAAAGTATAATCTAGAGGGAGCACTCGGTCCTACCATGAAAATACTAAATACATTAGATTTAGTGAAACAGGGAGCGTTAACCAAACCTATAATACAACTGATTGATAGACAATATTCAGCCAGCGGGATGGACGAAGAAATGCCATACCTAGATGTATACGATGATTATATCGTAAATAACGAAGATAGAAACAATATTATTAAGGAGATCGTAGATGACATCAAAAGTAAAAACACAAACTCTCGTATACTTATTCTTACCAAGTCCCTTGATCACGGAAGAACCCTGGAAGACCTACTTGGGAGCAATTGTGAATTCCTCCAAGGGTGCGATTCAGTCGGAGAAAGGTATGAAGCTATATCTAGATTCCGAGGATGTGGAGAATCTAGCATCCTCATTGGTACTAAAATCCTCCAAACAGGGGTTAACATTGAGGAAATCACCCACTTCATCAACGCAAGGGGGATGAAGTCCGAAATAGCCACCATACAGGCATTGGGACGGGCTCTCAGAACACACGACACAAAAGAAGTTGTGTATGTATACGACTTTCTAGATAAAGAAAAGTATTTAAGTGACCACTCTCTAGCTAGAAAGAGACACTATGAAAAAGAAGGACATACGGTAAAAGTATTATGAAAAATCTAAATGACCTAAAAAAAGAGAAGTATGTATTTACTTCTATTGAACGATCAAAAGTTGATTCAGTAATTGAAGATCTTAAGTTTATAAAAACTAAAGAAATCTCTGAAGATGGGTACAAGAGAATTTGTGCTATAGAAAAAGAGGTTAAAATGCTAAAAGATCAATACACTCAACGGTTTATTAACCTTCTAAAGCAGGGACATATGGTTTAATTCTCTAATTCAGGGATAGAGATACTTGGGTTTTCCATCTTAAGCTTAAGACCCCAGTTCTCCATATCCCGCCTAGTCCAATTGTCATCCATCTTCTCTTCTAAAGCATCAAGCTTATAATTAATGTTGGTAAGCTGAGTGCTGATCCAAACTACACCCCCGCAGAGGGCAATCACCATACCCAAGGGCATTAAAGTCTCTTTTGAGAGCGTTATTTTTTTATCAGGTGTAGTCATTATTTTAACCTTTTTACTGTCATAGTTGAGCCAGTAATAGCTTTTACTGTGTTCGCAGCAGCGTCATAGGTAATATCTACTGTATCACCTGGGCTACAATCAAACACTGCGCGGATAGTGTGCTCCAGGGGATCAACTGTTGCATGGACTCTAGGAACTCCAGCAAGAACATCGACTCCGCTTTTTCTAACTGTTAGGGTTACTAAGGCAGACCCACCTTCTAAAATAATTACCCCTACACACTCATAAGTGCCCCCACCACTTACATTAAACTGTTTATCTGTATCATTCCAAGTGATATGGTCACTGTTTGAAACTTTATTGGTTACTGTCGCACCAGCCCCTACGTTTGTTTCTGACCCTGAATCTGTTCCATCGCTGTCTAGTTGTGCGTAAGCATATGGATTAGGTATAGGACACGCACTGGTACTTCCTACTTCAAAAGAATAAGCACTAGTGGTAACATTATCGCTTATTAAAGTTCCCGTGACCAGTTTTTTCGCTTCTACGGCACTCAAATAAAATACATTTGAATTCGCTGTAAAATCTGATTGGCCCCAAGTACTAATAGGAACTGATGTAGCCTCGACATTTGAGCCAGTACCGCAAGTAACATAAGAAACAGTACTTGGCGCAGCACACACCGCTAACTGGGCTTCTGCTGGGGTTAACGCTTTTTGTGATGTAACGATCCCGTCATCATCAACTAACAAAGATAAGAATAGTTCTGTTTCCGACATATAAGAGTCCTCAGGATATTATAGCTACTAACGATTTTCATCGTCAGGATTTTCTGTATCTGGGGATATGTCACCTAAGATACTTTCTAGCTCTTTCATAGCATCCATAAACTCTTCTTTACTTAGCTCAGGGTCCTCTGTATCAGATTCGTCCTTGACAGACTCTTCATCCTCTTCTTTCTCCTCTTCAGGCTTATCTTCCATATGATCAGGCTCTTGGGGCTCTTCATCCTCATCCCCAGGGGTTTCCTCTTCGTCAATAGTAGGTAACTCCTCATCTCGCTCGATCTCCGAAGAGGGGTCTAAAGAAGTCTCTACGTCTGCCTCCTCCTCTTCTTCCCAGTCGTTAATTAACTCACCTGACTCAAAAACCTCTCCAAATCCCGCAGACTCGAAAATGACCTTAAGACAGTCATTTACGTCTAAACTCTGAACTCCTGTTTTACTTCGTAAAGAAGTAGCAAATTCTCGCAATACCTGCTTTTCAACTGAGTTTTTGGGGAACACTCTTGCTAGAGTTTCGAGAACCACGACTTGGGTGTTAATAAGACTCTTGAAGGAGGGGACTTCTTTTAGGTTCTGGACGTTAATACCGTATTTCTCATTTAGAATAGATATTAACTCCGTTCTAACGGGCTTTTTCATTTCAAACAACTTATTAATAAAGGTTTTGATATGCTCATCTTTAATCTCAAAGCTCTCTGAAATTGATAAAGTGTTCTTTACGGTATCAAAGAGGTCTTTCTTGTTAACGAACGCAAAGTAGGGAACTTCATCAAGCACTTCTGATAATTGATCGAAAATCCTATCATCGTTTTTTTCAAAAACCATCCCCGCTAGGTTCTTAACTGCGTTGCTGCAAGCCCAAGCCTCGTTAAAATGCTGCTTAGACTCAAGAAGCTCTTTCTTCACTAGCTCCTGACGGCAGATCATCTCATAGATCGTTTTATTTTGTGTATTAGACACTCTATAAGTCCCTATGTTTCCTAAAGTATCGTAGTTTAATCTAGGGAGATCAAACGCTTTTGTTACTGTGTCTGATAATCGAACTCCATTTACAATTTCAGGGACATTAGCAATAGATTCAAAGTTCTCGTCTAAAAATCTTGCGATTTGGTCTGAGATATTAATAAAATTATGAAACTCAGAAGTTCCTAGAATATTTTGAGAATCATTAAACTTTGTGTTTTTTTCATGCAAGCGTTGCTTAACTTGGTCAAACTTAAGCCTACTTGTCCAGGTATCTAGAATGTCTGCGAAAGTTGTGTCCGCAGAGCTAAAATCGTCTGCATAAAGAGACTCTACAAAGCGGGATACTTTTTGATTAACAAAGGAATCGAACTTATTCTCATCAGTGTAGGCATCAAAATCCTCTACAATAATGAAGTCTAACTCTACTCCATCATCTAAGGTATAATCCCCAGTAACCACCTTCTCACCCTCTGTAAGGTAAGATACGCGAGAATTTGCATCATCAACAGACAACAAACAAACATTTTCTCTAAGGCTTCTACCTAAGCAATCCCCTAGCCTGATGAGGTCTGCTATTTTCTTATCTCTATTCTCGAATATTTGGTCAAACATTATTGGTGTCCTCTATTTTTTCATAAATCCTTTTTAGTACTCTAACTTTAGTAGTATCTAGGTTTTCAGCCAGCATAACTTTTCTAAGTCTGTTTATTTTTTCTTCGTTAGTTCCAGGAAGGGGTGGTGGTTCCCCACCTCCAACTCCTTCTGCGTTGTTTCTTTGAGCTTCCATCTGCTCTTCAGTCTGTGCTGCGCTCTCATCTTCAATGGTTTGCATTGTAGTCTCAATCTCTGCGTCCGTCATATTATAGTACTCTTTATAAATATGTGCTTTTGGGAATAGGTTTAATCCGATTACCGATTGTACTACCTGCGCTCTTTGAATATCAATATCTAGTTTACGTTTTGTAAACATATCAGAGGGATCAGGAAGTTCAATTGTCATTCCTTTAATCATCGCTTCAGGAAATCCTGTTAGACGTAAATGCTTTTTAGCAATACTTTCTAAGCCATTTTCTATAGCATGCTGGATTCTAACAATTGTTCGAGCAAACTTAACATCTAACTGAGACAGGTTAGCTTTTCTTTCAGGGGATTGGTCCTTTTCAACAATGTAATCTTTAGGAATCTTAAGAACAGCTAGGAGCTTATCTCTAAAGTACTTAACATCGTCAACTTCTCCCAAGTTCTCTGCGCCTCTAAGGGTTTCGATCTTTGTTCCACCCCCTGCTCTCGTAGGAACAAAGAAGTCTTCATCCATAGATAATGGGTTATATCTCTCATCTATACCCCCTACCTGCTGATTATAATATTTTTCTTTCTTAAATTTCTGCTTGAGCTTTTCAATAAAGATTTCGGCTTTATTAGTAGGGAGGTTGCCTACGTCCACATAAAAGATGCGTCTTTCTGGAGCGCGAGATAGTCTGTATATGATCATCGCATCCTCCATCATCTTAAGAGATCTAAAGATTCTTACTGCTAGAGCCGCAATTGATTTACCATAAGGATAGAAATAAGGATCCGAAGTAAATAAGCGGAAATGAACAATCTGGTTCTTATCTAATGTAATATACTTAGCATTGTTCATCGCCTCCCCCTGAAGACCATAAGAATCCCAATCTCCCTTGTCAGGAATTTCTTGAAGGAAATCAGTTAAATAGCCGTATTCGTTTTCGACACGAAGAATAAAGAACGGATTAAGAATCTTAACTCTCTGTACCCCTTTTTCTGGTTTGTTTATGTCTGTAATGATCTCACAAAAAGAATCACCAAACTTAACCGTATTCCTAACAATATCCCAAATCATACGATCTAACTTAAGGGTATCAAAAAGTTCGACTATGGATTTTTGGACCTCGGGGTGGTCTGTCTTTATGACCCACCGCTCCCCTTTTGTGTTTTTCTGCGTAGCGTCATCTGAGTAAATATCAAAAGCAGCCGCTACTTCTGGATACTCATCCATATTTGCGTATTCACGATACCTCTTCTGACGATTTCGTTCTAGTTCAGGTAGGGTTACAGGTCTTGTGGACTGGGAAATGGATCCCGCTGGACCCGTAGGCTTAATAGTGTCCGAAGATATAACCGTATCCCCTGCCAGGGGTGCGGGTTCTACTGGGGATTCCCCTTCGGTGTCTTGCCTTGCAATATATGGTGCTGCCTTTGTAGCAAAAAACCTTGCTAAAAACTTCCCTAACCTTCCTGTAGGGTAAAAGTAGGACCCACTCCTATTAGGTGTGCCACCCCAATCGGTCTGCCCAAACTCATCAATTCTTTCAGAATTCTTTATTTCATCAACCATTGTAAATCTTCCTTAGTTAAACCACCATGACTCTTTATTGGAGCGTATCTTTTTGACATGGCTAAAGCTAATGGCTTATCTCTCTCTGTATTTAGCCCCTTAGTCGTTTCGATTGGATCAGATTCAGATAAACTATGCAGAATATGGATAGTTAAAGCTAAACTCATAACTAAATCATCATTTTTTCCTACGTCTGCCTCTGCTTTTCCACTATTTGCAATGATAAAAGTTAATAACTCGTCAACCGTTCTTTTAGAATTAATTTTAACTGCATTCACTCTTATATACTCTTCCATCCTAGCAAGGATGGTTTCTCGGTTTTTTGTCGTTGTCTGGACTCCAAAATCACCGTTCTCTTCCATCCATAAATTCTCATACTCTAATACGTTAAAAAGCCAATCAATCAAGTTATTTCCAATAGTGTTTCTTTCTACTACTACATGGGCTAAATTATAGTAATTCGCCTCTGTAGCTATTATATCCGCAAAATCATTAATAGGAGTTTTATTTGAGTAAAATTCTGCTACTTGCTCTCCTGTGTATCTATTAATGATTTGAAATGCAGAATAATCTCTATCTCTTCCTAATGCCACATCTACACCCATAACGTAATCATAGTGGGGTTCGGGGTCCTTCCAGACGCGCATGCGGTTGTTATACTTAATATCATAGTTGCCAGATTGGTTTTCAACAAGCATCTTTAGGTTTTCTCCATCTAGATAAGTAGAACCAGTACCTAAAAACTCACACTCGTATTCTTGTAGCCACTGGCGAACGGGCATGTTCTTCTTTGTTGTCTCTTCCCATTTATCAACAAATACCCCTTTCTCTTCCATTTGCTTATATAAATGCTCAAAGCCCTCCTGTCTCTTGTATTCGGGGTGTGATTCCCAATTGATATCAATAGCATTAAAAGAGTTCTCCTTATTGATAGCTTGAACATAATTATTATGATACCAGTTTCCCACACCGTTTACTGTGGAGAGAACAAACACCCTACCCCCTGTCGAAATGATAGGGTAAACAGCAGCCCAAATTGTATCAACAAAATCAATAAACGCTGCTTCATCAATAATAAGCATTGATCCAGCAAGGGATCGCCCTGACTGCTTACCTGATGGTCGAGATTTGATAACAGAAGTACTCTTTAGTTTAAATGTATGCTTATTACTTTCCTCAACTCCTGGTTTTAGGAAAGAGGGTAATTCATCATACATCACCTTAATCCTATCTAGAACCTCAGTAGCCTCAACGTCTCCTTTAGAAAGGATAACAATTGTTTGGTGTTTTTTGAATAGAGCCATCCAAAGAGAATATGCGGACGCAATCGTAGTACAACCTGCTTGCCTAAACTTTCTTAGAATATTGAATCTATGATCTTGTAAACTATTTACAATAAGTCTTTGAAAAGGGTAGAGGTTAAAGGGAACGAGCCCACGCATAGGGTGTACTACCTTAATATAGTTTGAAAGAAAATATATGGGATCTTCTTTACATTTTTTAAATTCTTCTATTAATTCTGCTTGTTCCATAGTCTATTATAGTATATGACCGATCAAAAAGTGTATGCCTTTATCTGTACAAGAACCAAAAACTTTTCTGATGTCACTAAGAGTTGTTTAGCTTATTTAGCCTCTTGCGGCATAGAGGTAAAGATAATGATTAATCAAGATTCAATTTTTGGTGGTTATCATAAAGCTTTTGAGAGGACAAAGCCTAATCCAGAGGATATTATCATCCTCTGCCATGATGATATCGAATTCAAAACCCCGCTTACTTCTTTTAAGTCTATTCTGAATAAGCACTTAGGAGAAAACAGTGGGTTTGTGGGGGTAGCAGGGACCACCTTTTTAGATAGAGACTTAGTTTGGTGGGATCAAAAACGATGGCAAGCGGGACTTCACGCAGGGTGCGTATGGCATGCGCGAGAAAACGGAGAGGTTTATGAAACCCCGTATGGACCTAATAGGCGTGTCGTAGTTTTAGATGGAGTATTCTTAGCAGCCAGGGCCAAGACTTTAGAACAAGTGGGATTGGAAAAACCTGATTACCTTAAAGGGGGTTGGGATTTCTATGATATTCACTATACTCTTACTGCTCATAAAATGGGACTGAAAAACAAAACAATTCCCATTGCCATAGTACACCACTCCCCAGGGGAGTTGGTAGGAAGAGATTCTTGGCATATAAATAAGGATCTTCTCTATAATAAGAACGAAAAG